TTAATCTAATTTAAGTTTGCCTTCCAAATATTCTTTCCGAATCGTTTTATATTTGTTTTTATCTGTCAGCTTGTATATTTTGACACCATTTTTTGCCCAACGGTCGTAATAACTGCCGACTCGGAGATAGGGGTTTTGTGGATCATCTCCGCTGTATTCTTTTTCCAATACGTATGCGCCACGTTTTATACATTCATCATAAAAACCATTTAAATCATAAATCATTGTTTCAGAATGAGGCTCATCTGGGTCTCTGAAGACCCAAAGAGGGTTCTTTGCTATGGTCAACCTTCTCTCTTTGCTTGCTGCTCGTATTGGAGCTTCTGCTGCCCATTTTCGACCGAACTGAGTCTGTTTGATGGCAGCTGGCAGGTCTTCCACATCCTCAAAACACGAACTGTAATGTCTGTCATAGTAATATAGGCATCCCAGTTGGCTAATGTGCTGCTTTAGGTAGTCCAATTTCAAAGAATCTTTTTTTTCGTATGGCAGATTAGTTCTTCTCAGTATATTCTCGCAAGCATCTTTGGCATTAGACCAATCCTTGTAGAAACTGCTTTTTCCTCCGATGACTTGCCAATAGGCATGATATACGTCGAGTTCGACTTTCTCGCCAGGCACCAGCGGTAACACGTCGTCCGATATGCAGATCGTACCGTCGGGGAATATTGCAGTCACTTCGGCCATGACGATGCTGTCCAAGTGGGCAGTAAATGTGCAGCGGCGGTTCTGGTCTATAGGAAGTTCTGCCACCAGTTCATTGCCTCCTAAGATGTTGTCGTTTACGTATTCGATGATATATGCGCAATCAGGTATGCCAGGCGTGGCTTTGATGGCGAGTTCAAAGTTGGGCCTGACTTTTTTCTTGTCATAGGTCTTTATTTCGCGCACATCATTGTTTATATAGTAGTAGTCACTGTCGTTCCGTCCTTTTGCAGCGATTTTGAAATATTCGACATCATTGGGCATCGGCTCATAGAATTCGTAGTACCCATATATTTTCGCCAAAAAGAAAAGTACACCCTGTCAAAAAGAAAAGTGCATGAAAAAAACGACCGAAGCGAAGTGAAAAAGGCCGTTCGAGCGAAAGTTCGGACGGCCTTTTTCGTTGCGGTCAGAGTGCTCAGGCGATGAAGTCTTGACTGACGATGCCGTCGTAGCCGGTGGCTGTGACGGCGCGCATGATGCGCCGCTGCTCCCATTGCCATGCGACAGGCGGCATGAGGAAATGCCAGCGGTGGTCGTACTGCTTGCAGGTCTCGACTACGCGGCCGATGAGGTCGGGATAGATGTCGGCATCGGTGTGCTTGTGGCCGATGCGGTAGGCTATGCCCAGGGCGTTGAGCCGGGCCACGATGTTGTTGTCGGCGAGCCATGCGGAGAATTGGGCACGGCGCGTGGCCGTCGGACGCTGTTCGAGCCAGATGCGCATGGTGACGGCCTGCCTTGTGGTGCGGGCGATGTCGGCGATTGCGAAGATGACATCGGCTGGCGTGGCGGAGCAGCGGTAGGTCAGAAGGCCGTGGCCGAAGCGGGCCGTGCCGTCGTCGTCGAACTTGATGCGCAGGTCGAAGTGGCGCACTCCGGCCTTCCATTGGTCGCGCAGGTTGAGCCGTTGGCAGCGTCCCCACGCGCGGAACGGGCGCAGCCACCATTGCCGGACGGGCAGGTAGCTCATTGTGTTGTGGCTTCCCTTGATCATGATGCAGGTGGTGTTGTTTGGTGGTTACTAATCGGCGTTGAAAGAGGTGTCGGCCACGGTGACGATGGGGACAGGGAATGTCGGCGGCGGGACGATGCGGATGCCGATGGTGTCGGGCAATGCCGCAGGGTCTGAAGCCGATGCCGTGTCGGGCGACGGCTCTGTACCGTCGATGATGGGGTCGTGGCCGCACGATGCGATGATGGCGGCGGCTGCGATGGTGAGGAGTGGAAGGAGGTGTTTCATATCGTTCAAGATGTTGTTAAATGGTGTTTAATCGGCATCGAATGAGCCGTAGAACAATTCATCGGCGGCATCGATGAGGTTGGCGACGGCCATTGAGCCCCAGCCCGTCGGGATGTGCGACGCGTCGTTGACCACGGGCAGTGCCGAAGGTGCGCGGAATGAGCCCTTGGCCGCAACGCCGTCCATCCAGTCGGCGGTAGCGAGGTCGGCATCGTTCCATGCGCTGAAGTGGACGAAGACGGCCTTGAGCGACGTGCAGCCCTGGAACATGCAGGCGCACTCGGAGGCGGCGGAAAGCGAGGTGAGGCCGATGTCGGCGCGGGTCAGTCCGGTGCAGCCCTTGAACATCGCGTAGTAGCAGCGCGCCTCGCCCGTCAGGGCAGGCAGTTCGGGAGCCGGGCCGATGAGCGACGTGCAGTCCTCGAACAGGCCGTGCAGCGCGTCGTTGTAGTCGATGGAGGGTGCGCCGTCATGATACCACGTCGGGTCGAGCAGCGACATGACGCTGCCCTTGGCCTTGAGCGTGCCGGTCATGGTGAAGCGGATGCGGTCGGATGCGCCGGAGTAGAAGTCCCAGTTCTGCTGCGATGCGCGGATGTAGAGCCGCTGGCCTGCGGCGAGGCTGATGGCGGTGTTGACGGCCAATGTCGCCCACGTAGTGCCGCCGACGGAGTATTCGAGGTCGGGACAGAGATCGGTGATATAGCCGCCGGTGGCTGTCAGTTCGACGGTCGATGCCGTCTGTGCCTCGAAGGCAAGGGCGTGGCGCACCTCGACGGTCTGGGTCAGGATGTCCGACGGGCCGTACTGGTCGATGGCGACGGCGCGTATGGTCGTGGTTGCCGTGATGTAGAGCGGCGACGTGTAGCGCGTGCCGTTGGTGTCCGACGGTTCAGTGCCGTCGGTGGTGAAGTAGATGTCGGCATCGGGCAGCTGGGTCGTGAGGGTGACGCTGCGCGCCGAGTCGTAGTCGTTGCCCGTGGCGGTGAGCTGTGGCGTATCGACGAGCACCGTCCAGCCTGTCGGGATGCGGTCGGGACCGAATTCGAGGGGCAATGCGGCATGTTTGATGAATGTGCCGTTGGCCGCAACTCCGTCCACCCAGCCGTTGCCGCTGCGTCGGCCCCATGAGGTGATGCCGACGCGGATGTAGGCGAGCGACGAGCAGTTCCAGAACGCATCGCCGCGCAGCTCGGTGAGCCGTGGCAGGATGACGCGCTGGAGCACGGGATTGAAGGCATTGGGCGAGTCGTAGAGGGCCGACGGGAACCACGCCTCGGTGACGGCCGTGCCTGCCAGCCTCGGCATGTAGGTGACATGCGGGGCGGAGATTTCGGCGAGCGACGAGCAGCCCTCGAAGTTCCACTCGTCGTCCACGTCGTCGGCAATGGTGACCGAGGTAATGCCGGTGCAGCCCTCGAAGACGTCGTCGAACTGGCTCAGGCCGAAGTTCCAGGCCGACATGTTGCCGTCAATCTGGAGGTGGCCGCACAGTGCGTCGCAGAAGCCGAAGAGGTTCATGCCCTGAATGCTGCTGGTGGTGTCGAGCGTGGCGAAGGCGTAGCCGTCGGGGTTGAACAGGTGGCGCAGGTTGCCGTCGAGCTGCCAACGGCCAGTGCCGCCTATGCGTTCGTTGCCTGTCGAATAGAAGAACTTGCCCTTCGGACGGAGCCAGACGCAGTCGCCCGCTGTGGGCAGCCGCAGCACCGTCCTGTTCCACTCGATGTCGTGCCAGCCCCAGCCGCGCGAGTATTGCAGCGGCCAGCTGGCGTCGGTTGGATTGCCGTCGGAGGTCGTGAAGGTGATGGTCGAATTGTCGGCCAATGCCGTCACCTTCAGTCCCCTCATCGATGTGGCGCGGCGCGGCTGCGGGTCGTTGTGGTACGACTGGCGGCCGTGTTCGATGATGCTGACTATGGTGCGGTCGCGCAGCAGGTAGCGTGCGACCTGTTTTCCGTCGATGTAGAGCATGGCAGTGTTCGGTTTTGGGGTTATGCTTCGGATGAGGCGTCGGACAGCTGTAAGGTGATGAGTTCGCCGTCGAGCTGGTCGGCGGCATCGGTGTCGGCCGATGCGGCTGTCAGGGTGACGGGCGGTGTGTAGCGCACATAGACGCGCTGGCCGTCGCGCTCCTCGAAGCCGCTGGTGCCAGTGGACGGGTCATCGACCACGGGGACGTAGCCGTCGTGGAGCAGCAGGTGTGCGGTGGCCACTATGGGATAGAGACGGGCGGTGCCGGGCATGGTGTCGCCCTCGTCGATGAACTTGTAGCCGTAGCGTGTATAGGTTGCCATTGTTTAAGAGGTATTTAAGGGGAGTTAAAGGCCGATGCGGTGGGCGGCGTGGACTACAGCGTGCTCTGTGTCGTCCAGCCGACGGGGATGGTGTCGTCGCCACGGACGGGGAATGACGCCATCGGCGCGCGGAATGTGCCTGTGCCGGACACGTTGGCCAGCCAGCCGAGGGTCGGCAGGGTGTCGGCATTGTTCGACGTAGGCCAGTAGGTGAGGCCGACGGTGAGGTCGGCGAACGTCAGGCAGCCATCGAACATCGACGCGAGGGCTTCGGGCGCATTGGCCATGGTCAGGTAGGGCATGGCGCAGTCGGTGAGAACCACGTTGCCCGCGAACATCGAAGCCATTGCCTGCTCGCCCGTGGCGCGCACCACATAGAGGCACTCGACGGATGCAAGCCCCGTGCAGCCCTCGAACATCGACTCCATGCAGCCCGCGCCGCTGGCTTCGACGGCCGCTATGGTGAGCGGCGGGATGAGCTCGAGCGCTGTGCAGCCACGGAACATCGCGCTGTAGGCATGGGCAGGCACCGACAGTGCCGGCAGCACCGGGATGGAGTCTATGCCTGTGCAGCCCTCGAACATCGAGCAGTAGCAGCCCGCGCTCAGCACGGTGGCTGGCAGGGCGAGGCCGGAGATGTCGGAGAGGGCGGTCTGCTGGTAGAAGAGGAAGGCCAGTGCATACGGCTCTTCGATGGTGAAGCGGTCGTGGTAGTCGTGGTATAGCAGCGACATCACGTTGCCCGATGCCGACCACGACGTGCCGTAGAGCAGCAGCTGGTAGCGGTCGGTCGAACCCACGTAGATGGTCGGGACGTAATCGACGGCGCGGATCTGTACCGATGCTCCGGCGGCCACGGTGACTCCGTTCTCACTGCCCGTGGTGGAAACGGTGGCGAGTGCCTGCCATGTCGTGCCTCCGTCGAGCGAATATTGCCACATGCCGATGGTGTCGCCCGTGCCGGCCGTCTTGACCATCTGGAAGGCCGCGGCCTGTGCGCCCGTGTTGGTGAGCGTGAAGGGCGTGACTGGGCTGTTGCGCACGATGTAGATGCGGCGCGTGTTCTGCATGATCTGCTGGCGCAGGCCGGGGTCAGTCAGTTCCATCAGGTTCCACTCATGTTCGAGGTAGGTCGCGGCTCCGTCGGTGTCGCGCCACTTGCCCGTGGTCGGGTCGGTCGTGCGGCTGGCCTTGTAGTCGTAGTGCAGGCCAGTGGCGGTGCAGAAGGCCACGTAGCCGTCGGGCACGTTGATTGCGGCCACCATCGCGGCCACGGTCGGATAGACACGGCCGTAGCGGTAGTGGTCGAGCTGCCCCGCGTGGAAAGCCATGCGCTCGTTGACGGCCGACTGGTCGAACTGGCCTTCGGCACCCATGGCATCGGCCAGCGCGGAGTCTTCGTCGGCCACGTCCCACACTTCGTCACTGTAGGCAATGGGGAACGCGTCGGGGTTGGCCGACTTGAACGACAGGCCCATGCCTGTCTGCTCGACCTTCGTCGTTGTCTCTTTTTTCGGTGTTGCCATATTTGATTACGAATTACGGTTTACAAATCACTCCCTCGCTCAGATGCTTATCGAGAGAGCCACGTTGTCGAACTTGCCGCCTGCGGCCGCGCTGTTGGTCGTGATGAAGACCTTGTAGCCCGACAGCGTGATGCCGGAGTTTTGGGTCGAGGTGAACGACACGCCCGTCACCGCTGCGCGCAGGATGCTGCTGCCAAGCTGTGTGGCCGTCGCGCTGCCTCGCGTCACAATCCAGAAGTAGCCGGCCGTGGCGAGCTGGTTGTTCAGCGCGGCCGTCTGCGTCAGTGCGCTGGTGCGGCGTGTGAGCGTCGGGATGACGGTGTCGATGTCGGCGGCATTGGCCGATGCCGCAAAGCCGTAGAAGCACGGGAAGGTCACGGTGATGCTCTTGGCCGACGACGACTTGGTGACGGTCAGGCCGTCGTAGGTGCCGCCGCTGATGGTGTAGGTGAACGACGCTGAGGCGACCGTGCCGCCTGCAGCCGTCGTAAGGCTGCGCTGGTAAGTGCCGGTGGCGGTGCGTGTCCAGCCCGACGGGGTGCTGTCGCAGTCGGTGAGCGTGCCGTTGAACCTGGTCGTCACGGTGACGGTCATGGCGGTCAATGCGACCTCGTCGGCAATGTAGTTCTGACCCGATGTCGTGGTCGCGACCGCCCACAGGCTGTTGGCCTGCTCCTGAAGCTCGTCGGCGCGCTTCTGCACAGCCCAGTCGATGGCGGCCGTCTGTGCCGGTGTGTGGCTCGCAGTCCACGTGTAGGTGTAGGGGTCGGCGACCTCATCCCATGTGCGGCCGACGACGAGCTCGTAGCACTTGCCGTCGCGCGTCCAGACGTAGTCGCCCACGGCCAGCTCTTCGCTCACCGTCCATTGCGGTACGCCGTTCTCGATGGCGGTGCACCGCATCACGCAGCCCGGATAGAGGTCGTCGTCCAGATAGCATTGGCCGACCTCGACCTCGCTCTCCGTGAAGTCGTCCCACGTGCCGAGGATGTCGCTCTCGTCGTCGCCCGCCGCGTGGGGCAGCTTGGTCTTGCCGGTCACATTGGCCGTAAAGCCGTTGGCCGTGGGCACGATGTAGAGGCGGTTCATGGTGGCGGCCGATGCGGTGGGCAGCTGCTCGACGAAGGCCACGGGCGAGTTTGTCTGTTGCAGCAGTGCCAGCACCTGTGCGCGGGTCACGTAGTTGGCGGTCAGGGTGGCGCGGATGGTGGCGTCGGCGTTGCGCAGGGTGGCAAGCTGTGAGGCAAGTCCCTCCACGCGGGCGAGCGGCAGGGTGTCGTCCGTCTTGTGGAACAGGCTGTCGATCAGTGCGGCGAACTGCGCCTCGGTCGGGTAGTCGCCCGTCTCGAAATAGGTCTTCAGGACCTCTCTTGTCTGGATGCTCATAGTTTCACTAATTACAAATTACGAATTACAAATTACGGCGACCCTTGCCTTAGATGATCTTCATGATATAGGCCAATGCGAAGTATGGCGGGCGGTTCTCGTGCGGCTGGCTGCCGCCTGTTGGCGTGGTGTTGAACTTGTCCACCCAATAAGAGGTGTGCGGCAGCGAGGCAATCGATGCTACGTTGATTTCGCCGACTTCTGCCTCGGCGATTTCGGCCTCGGCCACGCGTGTAAGTTCGTCGTCACCGGCATATATGTGTGTGTGCTCCGGTATCTGTGACACTTTGAGCGTGACGCTGGGTTCGCCGCCCGTCGCGCCCACGGCATAGCCGCTGCCACCGTCGCCGTCATCATGGGCTGCTCCGACGATGAAGCGGCCGCGCAGGTCGGGAGTGCCGCCCGTGCCGTCGCACAGTGCCCAGCCTTCGGGGATGTCGGCCACAGCTCCGCTCCACATCACGATGGTGCCGGTGGGCACGATGTGGCGGCGTGCCTCGGTGAGTGCGGCCGACAGTGCGGCGTTGCTCATCACGAGGGTGTCGTCGGCCGATGCGAGCGTCTGGAAGTCGGCCGCGATGTAGCCGCCCGTGGCCATCGTGTCGGAATAGACGGCCGTGCGTCGGGTACGCACCGTGCCGCTGAACTGGTCGGCGATGGCGAGGGTCTCATCGGCCACAACGATGTTGATGAAGTCGGCGGGCGCGCCCTGAAGGGTCAGGATTTCGCCGTCGATGAAGATGCAGCCGTCGGTCGTGGCTGTCGATTGGCGCACGATGTAGCGCGAGCCTGCGATGTAGCCGAATGCCTGGAGCAGCATGATCTGCTGCTGGAGTGTGGCCAATGTCTCGGTCGTGAGCGGGAAACGCTGGTTCCCGTTGCCTGTGAAGTGCTGGATGTCCATGATTTAAAGGGTGATTAAAGGGCTATTAAAGGGGAGTAAAAGGGGAGTGAAAGGGACGTTTGCTCCGGCTCGCGACTCCCAACTCTTATTTCTTAATTCTTATTTCTTCACTCGGCCGCTATTGCGGTCTTCACCTCCACCGTTCGGCTCGCCAGCCGGTAGGTATTGGCCACGGCGCGGATGAGTGTCACGTTGGCGTCGGTGAAGGGGACGGAGGGCGGGACGATGATGTAGAACGACACCGTGTCGGCCGTGATTTCGGAATTGTCCCACAGCATGGGGGCGTCGGCTGCCGTGTCGGGGATGAAGAGGTGGCGGTCCTGCCATCGCTCGACGCCCTCGTCGTATGCCCAGAGGTAAGAGCCGGACGCGTCGATGTCGGCAATCTGGAAGCCGGTCGCGTAGTCGGTGAGGCCGAAGGTCTCGTTGAGCGCGGTCTTCAGTCGGCACACCTGCCCGTTGAGCGACAGGCGGTGCAGACGGTCGGCCTCGGCCTTGCGGTGCTTTCCCTGCAAGGTGTGCAGCGGTGCGACGAGCACGCGCACGAGGGCGACAAGCGAGGGTTGCCGCAGGACGATGGGCAGCGTCATGACTGCCAGGCGGCGAAAGTCGATTTTCATATTTTGAAGGGTTATTAAAGGGGAGTTAAAAGGGAGTTAAAGGGGAGTAAAAGGGACGATACATCCGGCGGTCTGGCCTGTAGAGACGTGACATTGTCGCGTCTTGGAGTGAAGAGTTGTTGACCGATGCAGCAAACGTCCCTTTCACTCCCCTTTTACTCCCCTTTCACTTCCTTTTCTCTCCCCTTTAGTTGGGAGAATACGAGATCTCGATGTCGGCCAATGAGAAGTCGAAGTAACCGCTCGCCGGTGTGCAGCGGTTGCCGACCGACTGCCATGTCGAGCCTGTCTCGCTGTACTGCGCCGAAACGGGGTGTACCATGACCACGCCCGACACGGCCTGAATGGCATCGACCATCGCGTTGATGCGCAGCTCGCCGTTGTAGGGCAGCCCCTCGATGTATGCCTTGATGGCATTGCGCACCACAGCCGCGCCGTTGGCCGTCGAGAGTCCGTCGGCCGAGAGCAGCATCGGGTCGTAGATGATTTCGAGCCGCAGCTTCAGGTAGTCGCCCGCCTGCGAGACGATGTTGAGGCGCACGCCCGCGTCCTTCACTTCGGCCATGTAGGCGGTGAAGGCGGCCAGCTCGTCGTCGGTGAGCGGTGCGGGTCCGGACTTGGCCACCTTGAGGTGCAGCGTCGCGCTGTCTTCGGTCACGGCGGCGAAGGTCACAATTTGGGCGGAGGCAATCTTCTTGCGCTCGGCATCGTCGGTCGTGAGCGACGAGGTGTCGTATCCGTCCGTGCCATCGACGAGCGGTTGGCCGTAGAGGAACGCCTTGGCCTTGTTGACGTACCAGCGCGCGGTGTGTGCCTTCTGTTCGGCTACGATGGCCTCGACCTCGGCGGTGTGCTGGTCGAATACGACCTCGAGTGTGTAGATGGCCGATGCCACGATGTAGAGCAGCAGCGACTCGATGCTGACGGCGTTGAACTTGGCGGTGAACGAGTCATCGGCCGTGAAGCCGTAGAGCCGCTGCAACGTGGCGTTGTGCATGAACTCGTTCTGGAGTTCAGTCTGGATGTCGGAAATGGTGCGTGACATATTCAATTACGAATTACGAATTACAAATTACCTCCGCTCCGCCGGACTAACTCACCCGGAAGTCTTCGCCGACGATGAGGTAGCCCAGACCTCCGGGCAGGTCGCCGTCATTCAGGGCGGTGGCGGGCGAGATGCCGAGAGCCTTGAAGTTGGCCACTACGCGGGCATTGGCCACGTCGGGCAGTTGGAGTTCTGTGCCGGGCGTCGGGTCGTCGCTCAGGGCGATGCCGTTCAACTGGGCAATCTCGATGGCCGATGCCGCATCGCCGCAATGTTCCATCGCGATGTCGAGCAGGGTCTGGCGGTCTTGGACAATGGCTGTCATTTGAAGGGGAGTTAAAGGGTTATTAAAAGGGAGTAAAAGGGGAGTGAAAGGGACGTTTGCTCAGGCTCGCAACTCTTAATTCTTATTTCCTAATTGCTCGTCTTCACCTCCACCACTCCGTCGGCTGCCATCGTGACGCTCTTCACGTCGAGGCCGATGGCGCGCAGCATCTTCTTGGTGGCCGATGTCCAGAACGGGTCGGGCGTGCCGCCCAGCTGCCGGCGTGCGTCGGCTCCCAGCGTCGGCCGTTCCTTCCATTCGCCGGGCGAGGTCTCAAGCAGCAGGGCGACGCTCTGCTGTTCGGTCGAGCCCACCTGTAGCGTGCCATTGGCCACCATCAGGTCGTGGGTCTCTGGGTCAAGTAGCAATCCTTTCATTTTCAAATTACGAATTACAAATTACGATGTCAGTGCTTCACCTTGGTGTCCTCGCAGTTGTCAATCCAATACTGGAATTCCTGCATGGAGGTACTGGTGAGCGGGGAGGAAGTGGCGCCTGACTGCTCTGTGGCCGTGCCCGTAGTGTTGACAGTATGGGTGTGTGAATTGAATGTGGTCACCATCCAGTGCATTGAGGAGCGGATGGAGCGTAGCGCGGTGCGCAGATCTCCCACATTGACCAACCCTCCCAGCTTGCCGCCATTGATGGTGATGCTCTGTGCATCGATGGCTATTGAGCCGTCGGCATTGATGGTCAGTGTGGCCTTCGTTCCGCCGGCCTTGACCTCAGCTGCATCGGCATTGGCAGTGAGCGTCATTTCGCCGATGGTCGTCTCGATGCTCTCCACCTCGTCTGTCATAAAGCAGAAGCCCGCGTCGTAGCCGGTCAGCATGGCCACTACCACGGTCGAGCCGACGGCGGGATAGGTCACGATGCCGGACGTGCCTTCTGTCGAGCTCTGGAGTGCCACTCCGAGCAGGGGCGCGCTGCCGTCGCTGGGCTGCACGTCGATGGTGCGGGCCTCGTCGTCGCGGGCGGTCACTTGGCCGACGATGATGGTCGGCCGCTGTCCCGATTGGGCTATCTGGCGGATGAGTGTTGCGATGCTGTTCATGCAAATTACAAATTACGAATTACAAATTACGGCGACCCTTGCTCCCTCCCTCGGGAGGGTCGGGGTGGGGTCGTTCTCATATCTCGACCTTCTGCCTATATCCGTCCCTTCCGAACGTGATGGTGTTGGCCTTGACCTGATAGCGGCCCATGCGCTTGCCGTCGATGACGATGGCCACCGTGTCGAGCAGGCCGATGTGCCGTTGCCCGAAGGTCGTCACGCTGCCTGTCAGTCCGTCCACCTTCAGCCGGGTGAGTTCCTGCTTGGCCCATGCCTCGGCCTCAGCCTTGGTCTTGCCGTAGCAGTGCAGGGTGCGCAGCTCGCCGTCCTCGTCGCCCACCTCGGCCGTGATGCTCTTGCCGTTGGGCTGCATCGACACGACCTTGACGCGCAGGCGCATGGCCTCGGCCGACTGTTGCTGGAGCTGGCGGTCGCTCACTATGTTCACGCCGGAGCGCAGCACGTGTTCGGTGGCCCCGGTGCGGTCGAACATCACGCCGCAGGTCAGCACCGGCTTTCCATCGGCCAACCTGAAGAACGAGCGGATGCCTTGGTCTGCCAGGTCCTGGAGCGCGCCCGCCACCGTCTGCGCCGTGATGCGATATTGGCCGATGCGCTGTTCGCCCATCACCTCGACGGTGCAGCCCGTCTGTTGGTCGGCCAACAGCTTGTCGAGCGTCACCGACTTGTAGGCCAATGGCTGTGCCTTCAGCAGTTTCAGGCGGTACATCTCGTCTTCGCACTCGATGACCACGGGGTTCTTCGGCTGGATGTTGCGGATGTAGCCGGCAAAGACCTCGGTGAGCTGCCCGTCGTAGCCCAGCCACACCTCCACCTTGTCGCCGCGCTTGAGCGGAAGGGTCGTCTGGCCGTCCCACTTGACGCGCTTGGGCAGCGTGAGCGTGCAGGTCTGCGTGAGCTGCGATGAGTCGAGCACGACCTTGACCGACGTGATGGCGTCGAGCGTCCACCTCTTGTCGGAAAATATCACTATCTTTGCCGCGAGTTTATACATCGTTTAAACACCGTTTAATGCTATGAAAAGGTTCTTGTTCTCACTCTTGGCCGTCGTGTTGGCCAATGTCATTTTCCTTTCGGCCGATGCCCCGATCATCACACCCGACGGACTCTGCCGTGGCATACGCCTGTGCGGACGTGTCCGGATTGTGGCCGATGGTCATGCCGACTTCCGCGTGCGCATCGTCGATGACAACCATGCCGACCTGCGTGTGCGGTGGACCGATGCGCCCCGTCGTGTGGGCGAGTGGCGTAAGGTCGAGAGCCATCCCGATTTTACCGTGCGTCTGGTCGATAGTCATCCGGACTTCACCATCCGCGTGGTCGATGACCACCCCGGCCTGCCCTAATATTCCGCGCCCGTCAGGCTGTAGTCCTCGTCGCTCAGGGCATCGACGCGCAGGGTCTGGTAGTTCGACGCCGTGTCCTGGTCGGCCGCGAGGCGCGTCACCACGATGCGCCCGATGCCGAATGCCGCGAGGAACGGGCTCTGCACTTCGAGCGTCGAGCCGTCGGTCAGGATGCGGCGCAGGTCGGCCACCTGCTGGTCGGGATAGTCGTCGGTGATCTGATGGCCGCCATCCTCGTCGATGGCCTGCACGCCGATGATGATTTCCAGCTGCCAGTCGCCGCGCCCCACGTATTCCTTCACCGTGCCGTCCATGCCCGCCATACGGGTCTTGACGATGTCGGCCTCCTGCGAGACGCGCACCACGGCGTCGGCCAATGTCACTACGCGACCCGACGATGTGCGCAGGTTGAGCGGCACCAGGACATAGCGTCCTTGCCATGCGGCCACGTCGGTCAGCGGCGAGACGGGCATTCCGCCCTGCATCATGCGGTCGCCTCCGGTCCAGTCGGGGGCGGCCGTCTTTCGTGCCGCCTCCAGTCGGTAGAGCCGACCCTTCAGCTGTTGTGCCGCACCTGTCAGCACCATCGGAACAAATCTATATTGCATAATTACAAATTACGGATTACAAATTACATTCCCCGCGCCCGCATGGTTTGACACGGAGCGCAGCGGTGTATTGGCTCACTCCCCTCGGGGAGGTCGGGAGGGGGTCGGTCCCTTTACATTGCCAATTGCACATCATTCAGTGCGCCCATCAGCGCGCGGGTCACCTCGTCGCGGATGCGTTCGGCCGATTCGGGCAGGTTGGCCGCCGTCACCTCCAGCCGTTCCACGAGCCGGTCGATGCGGATGTTGATGTTGCGGATGTGGTCGGCCTTGGTCAGACCGCCGCCGCTGCCGGACAGGGGGCTGTCGAACGACGGGCTGCCGGACATTGGGGAAAGGCCGCTTGCGAATGACGGGCTGCCGTCGTCTTCCGGCTGCGCTCCCTTCGATGATTTCTCGGCCGTCTCGTTGCGGTAGGCTTCGAGACCCTTGACGATGCCCGATGCGACATTCTGGCCGAACACCTCGTAAGTGCCGTTGAAACGCTTGATGGCGTTCTTGATGCCCTGCCAGTCGAGGTTGAATGCCGCCTGAATGAGGTCGGCAATCGAGCCGAAGATGTTCTTGGCCGATTCCCACAGCCCCAAGAAGTAGCCCTTCAGACCTTCCCACAGTCCCTTGACCAGACCACGGAACGTGGCGCACTTGTTCCACAGGATGGTGAGGCCGGTGATGGCCAATGCAATCCATCCGATGATGGGGATGCTGTGGATGGCCGTACCCACGGCTCTGCACGCCGTCGAGGCCACGGTGGTAAAGGTCGCCCACAGTCCGGGCAGCAGCCCCATCGTCTGGCAGTTCAGCATCGCGGCGGCTGTCACACCGGCCAGGCGCAGCTGTATGCCGTGCAGCATCGTCGCCCATTGCAGTGCCTTGATGGCCTGCATCCCCTTCCAGATGCCGGAGATGAGCGGAGTGAGCTGTGCCACAGGCACGAGGCATTCCATCAGCGAACCAACCCACAGCGTCAGGTCGCCCGTCGCCTGGAAGAGCGAGATCTTGAAGTCCTCGATGCGCTGGTTGATTCGCGCCTGCCGTTCGGCGTAGCTGTCCATCACGATGGCGGCCTGCTCTTCGGCCGAGTTGGTGCCGGTCACGGCGTCGGTGAAGTCGCGTAGCGCGTCGGTGCCCTGGATGAGGGCGCGTGCGGCGTTGGCGTTCTCCATGCCGAACATCTGCGAAAGCAGCGCATCGTCGCGCAGGATGGGCTTCAGTGCCTCCAACCGGTCGTGCAGAGAGAGGTTCTTGTCGGCCAACACATCGATGTCGATGCCAGCGGCGGCGAGTTCCTCCTGCGTCTTGGGCGGCAGGAAGCGGCCTCGGCCGAGGATGGCGAGCGTGTTGCGAAGGGCTACGCCGCCCTCGCTGGCCTTCTTGCCCGCCTTGTCGAGCACCTGGATTGCGGCGTTGGTCTCTTCAAACGAGACATTGGCCGCCTTGGCTGCCATACCGCACTGCGAGAGGGCGGCACTGATGGCGGGAAGTTCGGCCGAGCCAGCCTGTCCGGCTGCGGCCATGACGTGCATCAGGCGTGCCATCTCGCGGCTGGCGGCTATGGGGTCGTCCATCGACACGCCGTACTGGTTCATGGCCGTGGTCAATACCTGTGCCGCAGCCACGCCGTCGCCGCCCATCAGCTTCGAGGTGATCTGGATGCTGTCGCCCATCGCGCTCAGTGCCTCCGGGCACTTGGCCAGTTCGGGCGTGAGCTGCGAGAGCAGCAGCTTGTAGCCCTCGACGGCCACGGAGGCGTCGGTGCCGAAGGTCTTGGCCGATGCCCTTGCGTAGCCCTCAATCTGCCGGAGCGTGTCGCCCGTCACTCCGGCCACGGCCGAGAGGTCGTGCATCTGGCTGTCGAGCGTGATGCCGCCCTTGGTGAACTCGCCGAAGCCATTGGCCACGTCGCGCACCACATCGTTGAAAGCCTTAAAGCCCATGAAAGTCTGCCCCAGTTTCCCGACAAGGTCCTGTGACTTCTTTACCTCCTCGTTGAGTTTGCCAGTTGCAGCCGTCATTTCGGTGATATTCTTGTGATAATCACCGCCGAAGTTGATGGAAAATTGTACCGTCTCTTGCATGACTTTAAGATTTTATTTTCTTTTGTGCACGACTTAAAACTAAAACACCATGCTTTTCACCATTTTTGCATATATCATTGCGGGCAGCCTTCTGTTGGGGTTTGTCGCCCTGTTGGTCTTCTACGTACTCTATGTCATCGAGGTGTCGACCGACAAGAAGTTCGTCATCCAGGAAGAGGTCTCGAAGCCTGCTCCCGAAGTGGACTCCCGTGCCATAGATGCCTATTTCGGCGACACCTCGCCGCACGATACGCCGGTGCCTAAACCGAAGAAGTCCATCCGACTTGTTCCCAAGACGGAGGCGGACACCGCGCCCAATGACCTTTGGCTCTGGTATGCCGCCACCCACGACTAATCCCGCCTTTCACCAAAAGCCGCCGCTATAGCCTGATTCAGTGCTATGGCGGCGGTTTTCTGTCTCCACTGTTCGAGCCAGAGGGCGGCCGCATAGTCGGTGGCAAAGTCTTCGTCGCTGCCGGCCGTCGGGTCGCGGTGCAGGTTGGCGCGGATGAGGGCATTGGCCTTGAGCAGCCACGTTGCCGCATCGTCGTCCCCCTCGACCTCCAGCCGGTGCGACGTTACAAGTTTTTTAGGCTCGACATGGCCGATGTGAATGCCTTGTTGAGCTGTGTCATGGCGGCGGTGAAAAGCACTGCATCCGTCTTGATGACGGGCGACCCGCCGAGCCAGCAGCCATCGAAAAGCACCTGCGCCGACCGCATCTCGTCGGTCTTCGACACCTTGCTCACTGCGGTCATGGTTTCCATCGACGGCCGCTTGAAGTAGCCGATGTGCGTCTCTTCGCCATCGACCACGTCGATGCGCGTCACCTTGCGGTGCTGGGCTTTCCACTGTGCAATCTGTTCTTCAGTCACGCCGCCGTCGATCGTGACGGCCTTATTCATTTCTTCCATACGTTTAAAGGGTAATTAAAGGGGAGTTAAAAGGGAGTTAAAGGGGAGTAAAAGGGACGATACTACCGACGGTTCGGCTTGTAGAGACGTGACATTGTCGCGTCTTGGAGTGGAGGGTTGACGGCCGATGCAGCAAACGTCCCTTTTACTCCTGAGACGTGCCGTGGCGCGTCTCTTCACTCCTTTTTTACTACCCTTTCACTCCCTTTATAGATTTACTTGTTCCACTCGATGTGGCTCATCACGAGGTCTATTTCCTCCGTCTGGCCGGTGTCGCCCTCCTTCCAGTTGCGCCCGTTGTTCTTGAACATGCAGTTGCGCAGTTTGTCGGTCGAGACGATGCCCGTGTCGGGCAGGTAGTTGACGATGATGTCGAACGGGGCGAGGTCTTGCAGACGGCCGGTCGGGCTCTGACGCTGGAGTGACTCGACCTCCTCCTGATAGAGGATGAGCTTGCCCGAGCAGGTGATGCGGCCCTTGGCCACGCCCACCGGCAGACGGCCTGCGCCGTACTTCAGCACGATGTCCTGGTCGTCCTTGTATTCGATGCCGGTGATGCCCGTGACGGGTACGCCCGCGATGGTCACCACGATGTCTGCCCAGTCGTACAGTTTGCCGTTGATGAACGGCACGCCGTTGATGTTAAGTGCCATTTTTGTATCAAATTACAAATTACGAATTACGATTTACGGGGTGGGGTCTTAAACTGCTGCTACATAGCCGATCTTGACGGCGATGCGGCGCACGACGCCGACCGGCACGTTCTTGATCACGACGTTGACCGTCGAGGTCGAGAGTACGTTCTGCTCCGGGTCGATCTCCACGGCATAGCCGCTCAGTTCGCCCGCCTTCTCCATGTCCTCCAGTGCCTTCTGGGCCGTGGTCTTGAGGTGTTCGACGGTGTAGGTCTGCATCTTGCCCGTGGCCGGGTCAAAATAGACGTTGCCGCCAAGCTCGGGGGTCAGGTAGGTGCGCACACCGCGCACGGCCTTGTCCATGGTGCGGACCAGCTCGATGGCGTTGTAGTCGCTCGTGGCTGCGTCGAGGTTGTTCGAGTCGTTCCAGTACGACCCCGTGATGCCTGTGATGGTGACGAGGAAGCAGTAGCGACCCGTTGCGTCGAGTGCGTTGAGCACCGTGCGGCTCACGTCGCGCACCTTGTCGCCGTTCGAGAGTGCCGGAGTGCCGATGCCGCTGGGGAACTTCTTGACCCACGAGATGCTTTCGTGCACGCTGGCCAATGAGACATGACCCAGCCACAGGCCGATGCACGAGACGGCGTTCTTGGCCGATGCATTGTCCTCGTCGGCGAAGAGCTCGTTGTCGGCATCCTGAGCAATGATGACCGACACGCGCGGAGCCGAACCTGCCAGAGTGGTCAGGATGCTGCCCGTTGCCGGACACTTGGGCGCGATGCCCACGATGAGCGGAGCGGCGAGGGTCGAGTCGAGCGCGTCGGCCACGCCCTGGATGGCAGCCACGGCGGTCGTGGTGATGGCGGTCGTGCCGTCCCAGATGGCGAGCTGGCGGATACGTCCGTCGGCAGCCTGCTGCATGGTGGTGATTTCATCCCACGTCATGGTCGATGGACGCTCCCACGCGCCGAGGTAGATCTCGATGCCCGGGTTGACGCGCAGGGCTTCGCTGATCTGGTAGTGCGCCACGCGGATAGCCCATTCCTCGTCGTCGGCCGTGATGCCCAGAGCTTCGGCCTCGTCGATGGTGGCGATGGCTGCCACATGGTCGATGAACAGACCCGACGGCACTGCACCTTCGGGCATGTAGAAGAGCAGTCCGCTCACGTGGTCCTCGCCTGCAAGCGACTTCGGCACGTTGCCGTTCTGTCTTGTGATGGTTACGTTGTTCATTTTACGATGTTTTTGATTTTACGTCTGATGATAAGGAGTGCGAGCATTCCAATCAGTATGCCCGCCGTGTACCATTTGAGCCTCAGCCCGATGGTACCGCCTGTGCGGCTTGCGGTTGTTTTGGTTTCCATTGTCTGGGAGGTGTCGGTAGTGTCGCTGCGGGCTGTGGCCGTGAACTCTTCGGTCAGCGTCATGTCGGCCGATGCCTCGACCACGAGCGAGTCGCCCATGCGGCGCACGGTGGCGCGCACTCCGTTGCTCCCGGTGCTGTATTCCGCACCGTCGGGCAGCAGCAGCACGTCGTCAAACTTCGCCGTCAGGCGGGTGACGGTCGGCGGCAGCGGAGCGATGCGGCGCAGGGTCGTCGTGGCGAGTGCCGTCGAGTGGGTCGAGGCCGTTGCCTGCCGGCTCGCGCTCGTCCTGTAGCTCGCGCAGCTTGTGCAGCACAGGGCAATTGTCGCTATGCTCGCAAGCATTAGCCTGGTTGAGTGCCTTGCGCAGGCGTGCCATTTCGCGTCGTGTCGCATTGAATTCTTTTTTTAGTGGTTCGACGATGTTGTCAATCAGGATGCGCGTGGCCTGTTCGGTGTTGGTGATGCGCACCGTCTCGGCTGCAGCCATTGCCCTTTCGGCCTCGGCACGTGCCCTGACGGCTTCGCTCCGTGCCTTCATCACCGTGGGCTTGAGGGTGAGCAGTGCGACGAGTGTGGCGACCAGTCCGCCGCCCAGCACCCAGTTCAGCAGTTCGTGCAGTTCCATGTTTTAGAGTTATTAAAAGGGAGTTAAAGGGTCTTGAACTCCTCCTTCACCTCGAAGCACGGGCACTGCTTGACCCACTCGTCGCGCGTCACCTTGCCGTCACCATTGCGGTCGGGCGAAAGGTCGCGGTGGCCGACGATGGTGGCCTGCGGATAATGATGTCGCAAGTCGTCAACGAGGCGGTGCATGGCTTCGCGCTGGGCGTCGGTGCGGTTGTCAACAGGTCGTCCCTGTCGGTCGATGCCGCCCACCCATGCCACGTGGATAGAATGTTCGTTGTGCCCCTTCACTCCGTTGGCCACCATGTCGAGCGGATGAAGCTGCCGGATGGTGCCGTCGGCGAGGATGGCGTAGTGGTAGCCGGGCGACTTCCAGCCTTTGGCCTTGAACTCGGCCATCAGTTCGCGCACACCCCATGACTGAGGCGACGCGGTGCAGTGGATGACGATGTGGGTGATGGTACGCATTGGCTTCAATTACAAATTACAAATTACGAATTACGGCGGCCCCGGCCTCCTCCCCTCGGGGAGGGTCGGGGCCTCTGTTTAGCTTGCAGCTGCCTCGACGATGGCGCAGACGCCTTTCTTGTCGTAGCGGCGGTAGAGGCCGCCCACGCGCATGAGGAACGAATAGATGTCGCCGTAGTAGGTCGGGTCGTCGACTCTGTCGAACATCTTGACCTCGCCCAACGCGCGGCTCACGCACTGCTGCTGCCAGGCCAGGCCGCAGGCACGCTCGGCGGCGGTAGCGGTGGCCTCCCACTTCAGGAGGGCGTTGTTGCCGTTCACCTTCAGCACCTTCGAGCGCTGCATCACGTTGAAGCCGTAGAGCTGGCCTACGACGCCGCGCTGTGCATCGGCCGAGGCGAGGAATGCGCTCAGCTCCGTGCCGGTGATTTCGGCCAACAGGTCGGCATACATGACGGCATCGAGCAGGAGGTAGCGGTTCTCGGCCGGAACGTCGTCCTCGTTGAACTTCACCATGAGCGACAGGACATCGGCCTTGGTGATCTTCTTGCGGTTGCCGGAGGCGGTGCTTGAGGTGTGGGCGGCGGTGGCAGCACCGGTGGTCGAGATGATGTTGTCGGCCACGAACCAGCGGTAGAGCAGGTTCTGCATTGCCTCCTTCTGGAGCTGCGTGCGGTCGTTGAACAGGACGCTCTGACGCTTGTCGTACGACAGCTCCACGGTGTCGATGTTCGGAATGTGGATCGGGTTGGTGGTCAGCTCGTCGATGTCGTAGGTCAGCTCGTTGTCGGTGCGCCGGCTGACCGAGGCTGGCAGTTCCGAGCGGTTGGTAGCTACGCCCGACGGTACGCCCGCATTGGGCACATGGACGGTTGCGTTGCTTACGAATGCCGAGTCGTCGACCGACTTGGTGGCGAATGAGTTGTCGGGGAAGAAGTTCTCGACGATGGTGTTGAGCCAGATTTGCTTGTTAAGTGCCATTGCTTTTCAAAATTACAGATTACTAATTACAAATTACTTTCTCTGCGCCCGCGTTCACTCGCTGTATTCCGCGCCGAACTTCTCCTTATACTTGGCCTTGAAGGTCTCGATGTCGGCCTTCTTCAGTTCGGCGAGCTTGCCTGCGCGGTCCAGTTCGTCCCACGACTTGGCAGCGAGTGCGGCGGTGGCCGACGGGGCTGTCTGCTGGCGGATGATGTCGGTGGGGCGTGCGGCTGGGGTCATGGCGGCGAGGGTCTCGGCCAATGCCTCTGCGCCGATCTTTTTGCCAAGCTCGACAAAATGATCTCTTTTGGCGAGGTCGATGCGGTGCTCCTTGATGGCGCGGTCAACGCTCTGGGCGATGGCGGCCTCCTCCATCGAGTTGATGCGCTTGGTGAGGTCGGCGACGGTCTTGCCGTCGTTCTGGAGTTGTGCGACGCGGTCGCGTACTTCCTGCTCGGTGGCGGTCTCCTTGAGGCCGACGAGCAGGGCAAAATCTTTAAGTTCCATTGTTGATTGTGGTTTTGAGGTTATGGGGTTGTGTGGTTGTGCGTCGTTGGCCAAGAGCGGCAGCACGTCGTTGTCCTGACCTGCGGCGAGGGTGACGGTCTGGCCGTGGTGTGTGAGCTGGAGCGCGTCGTCGTTGGCACCGATGTCAACGATGCTCACCTCCATGAGGCGGCAGCGTGTCACGGTGGGGCGCGTCTGTCCCTCCACGAGGAGGGCTGCATCCTGCGAGGTCTCGGTGATGTCCAGTCCGGCCGACACCATGCGGAGGAATCCGGCCTCCCACTTGCGGGCCACTTCGGCGGCAAAGGGGTCGGCCTTGTCAAAGACGGGCGTGCCGATCAGCAAGATCGGAAGAGC